AGAGGGCGTAGCATCTGATAAGTACTCGATAGATGTACTATGGAAAGCAAGTGAGATCACAGAAGTTGACGAAGATGGTAACTCTACTGTACAGTATCCATATGGCTGGAGTAGTAAAGAAATAGACATAGAAGATAACGGCGTACATACGTTTGCTGGCTGGAATTTTAAAGAATAATAAAAATGGACACTACAAGTTATAAAGTTTATTTAATGAACTTGTCTACAATGACAATAACCACAATCGACCAAATAGAGAGTGCTTTGAAAATACTTTTGCTTGTAGTTAGTATTGGCTACACCATTCAAAAATGGTACGAGATTAAAAAGAAATGATTAAAGATAAAGACTTACGAGGCTATTTAGGAGCTGGAATTATATTTTTTCTAGTAATGGGTCTTTTGCTGTTTTTAGCTTTTTATGAGATACCAGATACTAATAACGACATTTTTAAGGTTATAGTCGGTATGCTAGTAGGATCTCTAAGCGTAGTTATTTATACGTTTATAGGAAAAAACCCAGAAGAGGTTTCAGAGTTACAAGCTAAAAGCCAAAGCCTAGAGACTAAGGTTAAACAGCTAGTTGAAGAAAAAGACAATATAGAGAAAATGCTACGTAGTTTACAAAGCGACGTAATTAATAAACTATCTGTAACTGGTCAAAACTTTGAGTATAAACAATGCGAAAAATAAATAAAATAATAGTACACTGCACAGCTACACCAGGCGACGTATCTATAGAAACTGTACGCAAATGGCACGTAGAAGAGCGAGGCTGGCGAGACGTAGGCTACCATTTCTTAGTACGCACAGACGGCACTGTAGAAGAGGGTAGACCTATAGAACAGTCTGGAGCCCACACTAAAGGCGAAAACTGGGACAGCATAGGAGTTGCTTACGCTGGTGGTACTGGTAAAAACGGCGAGTGGTTAGACACTAGAACAGACGAGCAAAAAGACTCTTTAGTAGATTTACTATGCCAGTTAAAAGACACTTACGGCGGTACGATCTATGGACATACAAACTTTAGCGAAAAAGAGTGTCCTAGTTTTGACGCAAAAAAAGAATACGATAATATAAGTAATAGATTTTAATATGTGTGAACTTTGTATATTTTGTAACCTCTGTTAAATGTGGAATTTTAGTATTATTTCTCTTATACCTACTAGTTTTATAGTTGGTGGTAGCTACTATGCACCTAAACCAAACTATAACTATCACGAAGCTAACTTGTATTTATTTATAGTACAGTTTCAATTACGATGGAATGAGTAAAAAACGTAAATTTAGAGACACTAAGGTAGGCTCGTTCCTTATAGGCGAGAAAGGGTTGTTTAGTGGAATGTCAGAAGTATTGCCAGACAAGGGCTTTCTAGGCGTTTTAAAGAACTTAATTAGTAAGGAGAATACATTGAGTCCACTAGACAAGGAAAAAGCTCTTAAAATGCTCGAAATGGACAAATTAGAGCTAGAGAGCGTTACTGCTAGATGGCAAGCTGATTTAAGTAGTAGCAGTTGGTTAGCTCGTAATGTACGTCCCTTAGTATTATTATACTTAATTTTTATGACTACTGTAATAGCGATACTAGACAGTGCAAACATCGAGTTTACTGTAGGCTTAGAGTGGATTGAATTATTAAAGTCTTCTACGATTACAGCTATGCTAGCGTACTTTGGATCTAGAGGCGTAGAAAAATACAAAGCTATTAGTAATGGCAAAGGCTAAAGGGTTTATACACATTGAGCGTAAGCGAGTTAAAAGACCTGGCGTACACGCCAAGTCAAAGACTAGTAAATTAAAGACTAGCAAAAATTACCAGAAAAAAAATAGAGGTCAAGGCAAATAGACTAGTATGTATAGACTAGTAAGTATAGATTAGTATATATATAGTAGTATGTTTATATACTAGTATAATTATAGACTAGTAATATAATAGACTAGTCTATAGTAAAAAGCATTATTTATTTTTAATAACCAAATTTTAGTTTAATTTTTTTAGTTTTATTTTTACAGTATGGAATTACAAGACACAGTTTTAAAAATCGTAGGTTACAAAACCTGGAGTGACAAACGTAAAATAGATACTCTTTTAGAAATAGACGCTACTATGTATACAAATCTAGGTATCGACTCAACTAAAACAGACAGAGAAAACACTAGAAGAGACAGTCGCTTTATATATAGAGCTATAAAAAGTATAGACGAGCACTTAGGTAAAGAGCTACTTATCAATCAATGCTAAATGCCTAGAAAGCTAACCAGAAAAAACATAGTCAAGAAACTAGACACAGTGTTTAGTGAATACATACGTAGAAAGTATGCAGACAAACTAGGCTATGTAAAGTGCTATACTTGTAATAAAAAAGCATACTGGAAGGGCGAAGGCATACAAAACGGTCACTTTATTTCTAGAGCGTCTAGAGCTTTGAGATGGTCACAAGACAACTGCAGACCACAGTGTTATCAATGCAACTGTATGCGATATGGGCAAAATTATTTGTTCGCTATGAATTTAAATAAAGAATATGGCTACGACAAAGCTGCTGAGCTATTACAGCAGAGTCGAGAAATAGTAAAACACACTGATCTAGAACTATTAGAAAAAATAGAATATTATAAGGGTCTAATAGATAAACTTTAGTTATATTTGCTGTCTCTATTTTATACATAGTTAGTCATTTTTATTCGAGAAAGGGGTTTAGTTTTTACTAGACCCTTTTTTTATTAACATTTTTTTTATTAGCTTTACATCAAAATACTAATTATGGATTTAAAAACTGCACGTATAGAAGCTTTAGAGCAAGAAATATTTAAGCTCAAACAAAAAGTAGAATTTCTAGAAGCTCAGCTAGAAGTCAATAATAGAGTATTAGAGCAAAACCTTTTTATTTAAAACCCTTATATATGAAAACTGGTAAAATTACCCATATTGACCCAGATGGTCAATGGAATGGTCTACAGAAGTACAAAGTTACTTTTGCGGACGGACTGCAATATACTTTTTTTGCTAAAGGAAAATTTAAGCGAAACATCGGCGACGAGGTCTCTTACGAGGTTAGCAACGAAGAGTATAAAAACGCTAAGCTACTAATGGATCAAAAACCAACTAGCTTTACTGGCAACAAAGACACGCTAATTGTGAGACAGACTTGCATCAAAGCAGCTGCAGAGTTTCACGCACAAAGCAGCGTAACGCCAGACGAAATTTTAAAAACTGCACAATTAATGTTTAACTGGATAACAAATGAATAAATACGAACACAAATACGTTAATAGCGTAGTAGCAAAAGAAGAGCCTAGATTTGACTGGGTCGTAACTAAACTGCATATAAAAGCAGCAGAGTTTGTAGACTTTTTAAAAGCACACAAACAAGATATAGAAACTAATAATGGTTTTTTCTCCTTTGATATTTTAAAGTCTTCTAAAGACCCTAGCAAGTATTATGCAAGGCACACTAAAATAAACAAAGAAGTACAAGAGCCTGTCACTGCTAGTCAACAGCTACCAGACAGACAAGACGACTTGCCATTCTAGAATAATTTTTATTACTTTCGAGGGCTAGTATATTCTAGCCCTTTTTTTACGACTTAACATATGTATATAAATTTTAACGACCAAGTAAAGACACTAATAGACATACAGCAAGGCAAACACAAAGAAGCATTTAAACTAGACATACCAGAAATAGACGAATACATAAGACTTAAAAAAGGCTTAACTATTATACTAGGACACGCCAACGTAGGTAAAACGTCACTAGTTTTGTTTTTAATGTTATGCTACGCAGTAAGACACGGACAGAAGTTTTTAATATACTCTAGCGAAAACGAGCCATACGAGCTTTTAAAAAAACTAATAGAGTATCTGTTAGAAGACCCACTGCAGAAGATTATACCTAAAGACTTTAATAACGCTCTAGATTTTATTAAAAAGCACTTTTTAGTAATGGATAACTCTAAAACCTACACATACGAAGAGTTGCTAGAGGCTGCAGAAAAAACTAGACTTATATTTAAATACGACGGTTTTCTTATAGACCCTTACAATTCTCTTGTAAGATCTAGCAAGCTTAAAGATATGGGTGCACACGAATACGACTACGAAGCAGCAACACGATTTAGAATATTCTGTCAACAGTGGGACGTAAGTATATGGCTATGCGGACACGCTAATACAGAAGCAGCTAGACAAAAATATAGAGACCCACACCAGTACGCTGGTTACCCAGTTGTACCTAGTGCTAGCCATATGGAGTCTGGCTCAAAGTGGAATAACCGTTGTGATCAATTCTTAGTAGTACACAGATTAACTCAGCACCCTACAGAGTTTATGTATACTCAGCTTCACTGCGTTAAACAGAAGTCAATAGAATCTGGTGGTAGACCAACAAGCCTAGACTTGCCTATAATGATGCGAGCATTAATTAACAACGTAGGCTACTCTATTAACAATGAAAGCGTTATAAAGATTATAAAAAACATTAACGCACCGTTTTAAAAATTTGTAGCTTAATGTCCAGCAATGGACACTATAAACCAAATTTACGACAAACATCAAACGTGGATAGACATTACTAAGACCTTTGACGTTAATAGCGAAACAGCTAAAGACATAGTCTCAGAAATGTATATCAGAGTTTTGAAACACACAAGAGACGAGGGCAAGAGTATCTTATATGAGAACGGCGAGATAAACTACTATTTTATATTTATTACACTCCGCAACTTAGTGTACGATTTAAAAAGAGAAGAGAAAAAAATACACTACATAGGAGTTGAGGGTCTACATTCTAGAGAAGACGAAGACTATATAGAAGATCCATATATATACGATAAACATAAAATTATTACAGAGTGGTTTGAGCACCCAGAGTTTTTAAAGCTACTACAAGCCGAGACTTTTATAAAAGACTTTACAAAAGATAAAATGCAGATATATTATTTAAGACGCATATTTGAAGAGGTCTTTGTAGAGGGCAAGAAAATTGCAAAGCTAAGCAGAGACAGTAAAATAACTTACTGGTCTTTACGTAACACAATTAAAATAATTAAGAAACAAATAAAAAAAGAATATGAGACTAGGGACACTCTTAGAGAGAATATTTAAAGCTACTGGTATTAAATGGTTAGTAGAGAAGATAGTCATAGATTTTTTAGGCTACGAAAGCTGCGGTTGCGAACGCAGACGAGACAAACTAAACGAACTTACAATAAAAAGAAAATGACCGATAAAGATTTTGATTTCTGGACAGAGTTTAGATCAAACACATCTACCAGAATAACATACGACGAGCTCAAGCGTATAGCACAAATGCACGCTGACTACTATAAGCATACATTCTTTATACCGTGTAGCTGTAATAAAAAAAAGATACAAAAGTTTATAGATGATATAAATAAATTTTATGAAGCTAGAGAAAACGCATAAATACGAAGAAGCCGTTATAGCGTTTCTAAACATAGATGGCTGGAGTCTTGTACATACTGGAGATAGTATGCTTCCTTACGATGCTATAGGCTACACACCTAAAGGCAACAAGTGTGTAGTAGAGCTAAAATTTAGAACTAAATACTATGACACTAAGGTTATAGAAAAATATAAATACGACAAGCTAATGGAGCTAGAAGACACAGTCAAGTTATACTATGTCTTTGATCCTAAAGGTAATTATCTATTCTGGCTAGACAGTATTGAAAACCTAGAGCAAAGCACACTAAAAATGCCAGCTACGACTTACTGGCAAAACAATAAAAAAGAGACAGAAGTATACTTATTACCAGAAAGTAAAGCTAGTGTTTCGTATATATACCCAGAAGGTTTTTAACAAATAAGCTTTTTTTTTAACAATATTTTAATATATTTGGGTAATGAATGAAAATGATAATAACGTACTAGACATAGAAGAATATAAGTACTACACTGATTTTCAAGAAGCTAGCGACATAATACAGAGCTGGTATAAGCAGAAGCCTAATAAGGATATGCGACGACTATTCAACGCCTTTACTAATATAAGCGTTTACGTAACGCAGATGCAGCAACGCCAAAGGGTCTACGACGAGCAGTTAAGCAAGTTTAGATCCGCAAAGCTTAGAGCTGTAGAGCGTGCGAGAAGAGCAGAAGAGAAACTTAATAAAATAGAAAATGCCTAAATATGAAATAGAGTACTGGCAGTACACCTGGAGATATGATATGTACGATATTAAGTACATTGACATAGAAGCAGACAACGAAGAAGAGGCTATCAAGAAAGCCGAAGACTTAACTAAATTTTCAAAGAAACACTCAATTTACAAAGTATATGGAGACAGTTAAATTACTAGACGGTAACCACTGGGACAAAGACAAGCTCATAGACAAAATGGTAGACGACAACTTTTACTACGGCGAGCTCAATAAACTAGCACTAAGCAGCTCTAGTCTTAAATTATTACTAGACAGCCCAAAGTCGTACTACTACATTAATAAGTACGGCAACGAGCAAACACAAGCTCTTAGGTCTGGGTGGCTTCTACATACCGCCGTCTTGGAGCCTCAGAAATACGACAAGCTAAAGTTTGTACCAGTTAAGAGTAAAAACACTAAGGCGTATAAACTAGCAGTAGAAGAGCACGGACAAGTATTTACACAGACAGAAAAAGACGAGACTGAGCGACTTGTAGACGCACTACTAAAAAACCCACAAGCTATCAGTCTATTAAGTGACTCGAAGACAGAAGTGCCTGGTATACACGAAGACATTTTCGGTATGCCGTTTAGAGGCAAGGCAGACATACTTAAAAACAAAGGCGGCATAGTAGATCTTAAAACGACAGTAGACGTTCAGAATTTTGACAAGAGTGCATACCGTTTTCGTTATTACTTACAAGTATACCTATACTGTCAGATCTTTGGCTGTGACTACAAAGACTTTACTTTCCTATGTATATCGAAAAACACGCTAGACGTGGGTGTCTGGAATGTAAGCAAAGACTTTTACGAGTATGGCAAGCGAGAAGTAGAGCGAGCTGTAAAACTATATAATACATTCTTTATAGAGGATTTTGACCTTAACGACTATACTATAACTGGTACGATATGACACATTTATTAGCAGCCTTTGTGTACTTTTGTTTTTTTATGCTAGGTTATATGATTGCAGATTTAAGTAAATAATATGGATTTAGGAGGTTTATTTACTTGTTTAGTGGTTTCTGCTTTTTGTTTCTTTGTAGGATATTTAAAAGGATATGAAGACTCACAAAGAGACAGATAACTGGACTTGTTTAGACTACTCGTTTTGCTACGCTAAGTGCGATAAGCAGTGCGAGACTTGCAAGAAATTTGACGAAAGAGTAAAAGACAATACACAATGAAACCAAAAAAATACACTTTGCTACAACGGATAGAACGCCTGGAGCGTACTGTAGCTAAACTTTATATACTAATCGAAAAACTATACAATGACAACCCACAAGAAGATAGGAGACCTAGTAATTGATTTGACTGGTATTAACATATACCAGAAGTGCAAGAAGCAAGAAGTAGTAGACGCACGCTGTTTGTTTGACTATATAATGAGAGAGAAATGCAAATCTACTCTATACAAAATAGTAGAGCACTACAAGAAGCAAGGTCTATACAGACATCACGCTACTATAATACACAGCTCTAAGCTATGGCAAGACGTTTGCAGACGTAACCCAGAATATAGAAGACACTTCGCCACTATAATAGGTACAGAGTTAAGCAACGCACAGTATCAAAACGCTTTTGATTTAGTACATAAACTAAAGACTAAAAAACAGTTAAGAAAGTTTAGAACTATTATGCAAGAGATTTTAGCATAGCAAAAAACAATTTTTTTACGTTATATAGATATGCCACACGATAATTCAGAACAGAAACAAAAGATGCTAGAGACCTTAGAGTACAACTTAGGTATTGTGTCTAATAGCTGTATAAGTGCAAATGTTTCTAGATCTGCACACTACAAATGGCTTAAAGAAGATCCAGTCTACGCACAAGCTGTAAACGACATTCAAGAGACAGCTATTGATTTTGTAGAAAACAAACTATATGACCAGATAAAAAAAGATAACATAACTGCTATAATTTTTTTCTTAAAGAGCAAAGCGAAGCACAGAGGCTACTATGACAAGCAAGAGATCGCTATGCCAGAAACTAAAAAGTTTACAGTTAAAGTTATTGAGTAGTGCACATAGATACAAATGTAGTCTGGTCTCACTTAAAAAAAACAGACAAGAAAATAGTTATTGAGCAAGGCGGTACACGCTCTGGCAAGACTTATAACATACTTCTCTGGTTAATATTTGACTACGCCGAAAACAATACTGGCAAGACAATCTCAATATTTAGAGTTACCTACCCAGCTCTTAGGGCTACGGTTATGCGTGACTTCTTCGACATTTTAAATAAATACGATTTATACGTAGAGTCAGACCACAATAAAAGTAATAGCGAATACAAGCTAAACGGAAACCTATTTGAGTTTATATCAGTAGACCAGCCATCTAGATTAAAAGGTAGAAAGCGAGACCTGGCGTTTTTAAATGAGTGCAACGAGTTTAGCTATGAACAGTATACACAGATTTTATTTCGTACAGCTAGCGACACAAAACCTAACTTAATATTAGACTACAACCCTAGTGACGAATACAGCTGGATCTACACTAAAGTAAAGACTAGAGAAGACGCAGACTTTCACATAACTACATATAAGAATAACCCTTTTTTAGAGTCAGAGCTTATAGCAGAAATAGAACGCTTACAAGAGACTGACCCAGATTACTGGAGAGTATATGGTTTAGGGCAAGTAGGTAGAAACAGAGCTACTATATTTACATTTACTGAGGTTACAGAAATACCACTAGACGCAAAGCTAGTCGCAGCTGGCTTAGATTTTGGCTATGTTAACGATCCGTCTGTTTTAGTTATGACTTACAAGTCTGGCGACAACCTTTATATAAAAGAGCTGTTTTACGAGTATGCTATGACAAACGAAGACATACACAATAAACTCCTGGACATAGGCTTTGACCGTAGAGACGAGATATTTGCCGACTCCGCAGAGCCCAAGAGTATCGATTATATACGCAGACAGGGTCAATGGAATATAAAAAAGAGTCTAAAAGGCAAAGACAGTATTTTAGCTGGAATCGATATATTAAAGAGACATAAACTACACATAACAAGCGACAGCACAAACACACTAAAAGAGTTTAGAAACTATAAATGGGTAGAAGACAAAAACGGTGTACTACTTAATAAACCAGTTTCACAAAACGACCACAGTGCTGATGCGGTTCGCTATAGTATATTTACTAAACTAAGCAGACCTAACTTCGGTAGATACGCTATACGCTAAACAAATTTGGTAGTTATTAACATTTTTGCTATATTGCAGACATAAATAATAAAAATGAAACTATATAAAAAACCAGACTCAGACAAGTGGGTCGACAAAAAAGAGTACTTTGACTTTTTATTTAGTAAAGACTATATGTTTAACAACGGTACTCTAAAAGACTATTTCAAGGAATTGAAGTAGAGTAAATTTTTTCATTAATAATTGGTTCTGACCGCTCTAGAAATAGGGCGGTTTTTTTATGAGTTAAATTCTAGAAACTTACGTTATATATAAAACGAACATTATGAAGCTAGACTTACTAGTACCAACGTCTTTACACGATATACCTTTAAAACATTACCAGAAGTTTATAAAGACTTTTGAAGACGCAGACGACTACACAGAAGACTACGCAGCTTTAAAGATGCTAGAAATATTTTGTGGTGTACCATACAGCGAGTCGATTAAGTTTAAGATCGGAGACATAAACACTATTGTAAGTAAAATAAACAAAGCACTAGAAGATAAGCCTAGCCTAATAAATAAGTTTAAACTAGGTAAAACAGAGTTTGGTATGGTCACAGATTTAAACGACCTTACGTTTGGAGAGTTTGTAGACATAGAAAATAACATAACAGACTGGGACAATATGCACAAAGCTATGGCAGTCTTATACAGACCTATAGTAAGAAAGTACAAAGACAAATACGAAATAGAAGATTATAAAGGAGACAGCTGGTACGATGCGATGCTAGATATGCCAGCTAGTGTAGCCGTTTCTGCTATTGTTTTTTTTTACAATTTAGAGAGCGACTTATTGAATCTTACTCTGGACTCTGGACAAGTGCCGAGTCTACAGACGGAAACTTCGACGCAAATACGAACTTCAATAAAAAGTGGGGGTGGTACACATCAATACACAGATTAGCAAAAGGAAACGTATTAAACCTAGACGCAGTGACAAAACAAAACCTACACTACTGTTTAACATTTCTTATGTACGAGAAGGAAAAAGACGAAGTAGAGACATTACACTACAAAAATAAATTAACGAGATGAGCAATACAGGAGCAAGAGCATTTTACCTGGTACTAGACACAGTCAAAGACACGCTACTAAATGACGTAGACATAAACACTGTAACATACGGAGACCTGAGCGAAGTAGACCTATCTAAGCAAACAATCTTCCCTCTAGCCCACGTATTAATCAATGGAGCTACACTTACAGATCAAACTGTAGATATGAATTTAACAGTGCTTTGTATGGACAGTGTGGACATATATAAAAACGAATCAAAAGACCCTTTTGCTAAAAACGAAAGCGAACACCAGATACTTAACACAATGCTAGCAGTAGGTAATAGACTTACACAAAAGTTTATGAATGGCACTCTGCATCAAGACGGTTTTCAAATGGACGGCGACGTTACTTGCGAAGTCTTTTTTGACCGCTTTGAGGGACAGCTAGCTGGCTGGGCTTTTACATTTACAGTAAGCGTACATAATGATATTTACAAATGCTAAAGAATATAATCAAAGAGCTAGAAAGCTACGGACATAAAGTAGTAGAGAAAGCCAAAAGAAACTTAACGATTAAAAACAAAGACAATACTGGTCAGCTGTCTAATAGTTTAAAATATAAAATAACTCAGCAAAAGACAGAGCAGCCTAGAATAGTTTTCTTTGGCGAAGACTATGGTAAGTTTGTAGACTTAGGAGTACAGGGTAACGACCCACAGAAAATGCCTAAAGGCTCAAAGATTAGATATAACAAAGCACCTAATAGCCCATACCAGTTTGGTAGTGGACGTGGCAAAAAAGGTCTACGTAAAGGCATAAACGAATGGGTACTACAAAGAGGCACGTTTGAAGTAAGAGACGACAAAGGAAGATTTATACCTAGAAAGTCTTTGGTGTTTTTAATATCTAGGTCAATATGGTATACTGGTATATCAGCCAGTTACTTTTTTAGAGACGCACAAACAGCCTTTAAAAACCCTACTTTTAAAAATTTAAGTAATGCTTTTGCTAAAGATGGGACAGACATAATTGAACACGATCTAAAAAGCGTACCAAACATAAAAATTAAATATGGCAACTAAGATAAACGTAAGAAGCCCTTTTTACATAAAAGCAAACAATAGCAGTTTAGTGAGTGCTACAATGAGGCTGTCGATTTACACAGGTTCGATAACTATTAACAAGCCTTTTAATCCTCAATATATAATAACAAAAAATGCAATAGACTCAAATACTTACGTAGTTTTTGAAATTAGCGAACTTGTAAGAGATTATCTTGATATAGAGTTTGATGGGGAATATGACAGTCAAACAATATGGGTTGAATCTGATATAACTATGTACGATGCTGCTGATGGTGGGGGTTCAAGCGTAGGCACGAGTAATACAGACTATATAGCTTTTGATGGTTATGGGTACTTTCACGAGGGTACAAATCCTGAATTGTCAAGAGGACTTTTAATGTCAAACAACACTATATTTAGACTAAACGATAGCAACGTAAGAATACCTGTATTTACAGGAGACACTAATTCAGTAACATTCTTTTACAAAGGCGAGGAGAAGCGCACCCAAACAATATTTAGCTCTACACTTACAAGTGGTCAAATAGACTATGTTACAGTAAGTGGTCAAGATAACAACGACACCTATGAAGAAAGGGTTTTAGCTGATGGAGGTACACTTGAAACGTCAAGCTGTTTAACAGATTTCCTAAACCAATTAGACATAGGACTTGTTGATGAAGTTTACATAGCAACAGACAGTGGTACAGAAGTAGTTAAAATTATTACAGTAAGCGAATGTAAGTACGAGCCTTACAAAGTAACATTCGTAAATAAGTTTGGTGCTTTACAAGACCTTTGGTTTTTTAAGAAGTCAGTAGAATCAACCAATGTAAAGTCTGAGCAGTTTAAAGCATCTATATTTGATCAGTCTACACTTACCTACAAAACATATAAACACCAGCAACAAGCGTTTATGTCACAGGGTAAGGATAAAATCTCAATGAATACTGGTTTTATAAACGACGACTACAACTCTGTCATAGAAGAGCTATTATTAAGCGAGCAAGTATGGTACACAAAGATTACAGAAACAGAAGAGAAAATTATACCAGTAATACCACTTACAAAGTCAGTGACATACAAAACAAGTCTTAACGATCAGCTGTCAGACTACACAGTAGAGTTTGAAGAAGCATTTGACAAAATAAACAATATAAGATAGTGCAGAGCATACAGCTATATATAGAGGGTCAAAGGGTAGATATGTACAAAGATGAAAGCGTACAGCTGACTCAGTCTATTCAAAACGTAAAGGACATTGATAAGGTGTTTACAGAGTTTACTAAGACGTTTACTTTGCCAGCTTCTAAGGCGAACAATAAGATATTTAAGCACTACTATAACTTTGATATTGTAGATGGCTTTGATGCTAGAACAAAGAAAAACGCCACTCTTGAACTAAACTACCTACCATTTAAAAAGGGTAAGATTAAGTTAGAAGGTGTTGATTTACAGAATCGCAGACCTAAGTCTTATAGAATTACATTCTTTGGCAATACAGTAGAGCTTAAAGATTTATTAGGAGAAGATAAACTAGATGCTTTAGACTGGCTTAACAACTTTACGCTAAACTATGATGCAAATAATGTAAAGACAAGATTACAAAGTGGTGCAGACTTTACAGTTGATAGTGTTACTTACACAGATGCT